GTGAACAAGGTGTTCCTGAAGCCTGGTTCCCTGCAGACGGTTGTGGTTCGTGGTCGTGGCTTCTGCGACAAGGACTTGCAGCTTGAGAAGGCTAAGGACGTAGGCTTTGTCAAGTACAATGAGCTGAGCCGAAACTCTCGCTTCAACGTACGTGACGATAAGGTTTGCCGTATCGTGGTCGGCGGTCAGCTGTTTACTCGGGAAGAGGTGGGCTTTGTTGAAGACAAAACCACGCTGACGGTTGAGGTTGCCAACGGCACGCCTTACCAGATCTCCAACCCAGTGATCCCAATGGCTGGCGTCACCAATGGCGATACCTATGCGCTGAAAGCCAAGTCTGAAGTGATCGATAAGGAAGTCGAAGACTACCTGACCCTCGGCCTGCCTGAGCCTGTGAAACCTCAGCCGAACCCGATCCCTAACAAGTATCCGGTGTTCAGTCCGTTCACTGCCAAGCTCATCTACGACATGCTCAACGGCATCTTGCTGATGGACGAGTTCAAAGGCGAGTACAGTCTCAACGACGTGAAAGCCAAGCTCGTGGGTTACGAATGGATCCTGGCGTACGACCCTGCGCTTAAAGATGTGAACACGGATTACGTGATGATCCAACCACATCCTGAGACCGAGGTCATCGAGCTGGACATTTACCAGTTCCGATTCGTTACCCGTGCAATCGAAGCCTACCTTGCCGACAAGGTCGCGATCAACCGCCACACGGTTATCGTGGAAGAAGGCTTCCAGCACGAGATGGAAGACCATCCGCACCCGCACCAGACGTGGGAAGAAGTCGGGGAATAATCAACCGGGAGGCTGCCTAGCCTCCCCTCATTGAGTCAGAGACTATGGCTGAGAATATCATCCCGCTACCAGACGGCGGGTATGTGATCACTGATCAGGAGCGGGAACTCAACCTCTCGTTCAACATCAAGAACCTCTACAAGTATCGTCTCGTCGATGACGGGAGCGATGTGGTCCAAGGCGAAGGTCATTACGTCCCTAACGTCGATGACGTGTCGTGGTCGTTCGAGCTGGGTTGGTTCCGCGTATCTCGCGTCGACTACACCAGTTTCGTGGCCGACCTCACGTCGTGGGAACCTCCTAAAGACGCGTCTGACGTCGGTGTGGAAGACGTCCTGTTGGGCGTGGGTCCTGGCTATCCGAGCGAGGCCTGGCGTCTGTTCGTCGATACCCGCGTGTTCCCTCACCGCATGGCCCTGCATGCTGCACTGCATGTGTACGGCTCTCAGGCTAAGTGGTGTGTGGTCTACAAAGGCATCGACATCACCCCGACAGGCGAGATCATCAGCGCCTATTACGACCAGTCCGGCGATTACGTAAACGAACTGATTCCTCTGGATCTGGTCGGTAACGAGAAGATCAACAACCGCGCTATCAAGGCGCCGGTCATGGGCTACACCAGCAAGGCGATGAATGATGGTGAGCTCGTCACGGCCGTTATCTATAACGACCAGGAGCAGATGATCAGTAAGGCAAAACTGCTGGTCATGAACACCAACCTCGTTCGTCGTCCTTCGGAAGGTCAGAAGCGGGTGCGCTCTATCGAGCTGCTGAGCCCTTACCTTTCCAAGACCGAGCCAAACACCCTGCTCGTCCCGATCAACGTCACCGTTGCCACTCTGGCACTGCGGGCGAAGGTCACCTATATCGACGGTACCACGCGTACGCTCGATGTGGTCGACGAAGAAGCCAACGGCAAGTTCAAGCTGCTGGGTCTGAAGTACTGGTCTCCAACCATCATCGGTACGCCGCATGATCTGATTCTGTCTTACGCTCTCAGCGAGTCGGAGGAATACTCCTACCTGCAAGGCGAGACAGCCAACGGCGCGGTGACTGAGGAATACCGGATCATCGGTACGCCAGCAGATCCTGCTCGCAGCCTCAAGCTGTACGCGTTCCCGACCTGGGTATCCAACGTGGTTGGCTATGCCTTGGAATACTGGCTGTACGATCTCAATCGTTCGGTGGCTCGCCGTGTGCCGAAAGGCGCTATCGAACTCAGCGAAGAGAGTTCGCCATTCGACGGTCTGGAATACACCTCGACTCAGCATCTGACGTTCGGCGTAAACCTCAAAGCTGTCGACGTGGAGTACGGCGATGCTCGTCATACTCAGTCCAGTCAGATCGCGCTGCTGCGTGATGGCGGTATCGCCAACTCCAGTAACTGGAAGCTGCGCTTTGCTGGCAACCAGAAAGACTGGTACGGCGACAAGCTGCAAGCTGTCATCAAAGCCAGCACCAACGGCATGTCCTTCATCAACGTGATGAACGGTGCTGCCAACAAGACGGTCTGGCTCGACAAGTTGTTCTACGCCAGCGAGCCGCTCTACGATCCGCAAACCGAGAGCAGGGCCCCAGAACCTACGCACTTCATCGTTACTACGAAGACGCGTCAGGTCGAGGTGCCGATCGGTCAGTGGATGAACGACATCGCATTCATCAACGATCTGGCGGAAGGCGAAACCGTCTACCTCAAGTGGATCAAGCGTCTGGCCGGCGGCCGAGACCTCCAGCTTGGTGTGTCCGGTCTCCCGACGCATTCGCAGTGATGTACCTCACTGGGCAGGTCACCCTGCCCAGTGGGCTATGCCGCAGAGGTCTACCATGGCAATTAAATTCAAGCCGATCCTGTATCTAGAAGATTGGGATCGATATCCGCACGCTATTGCCGACGTCAGCTCACGTAACTACAGCTGGGTCGAGATGGCGTACAAATACCAGGCGATGGGTATCCAGAACTGGTACTTCTTCCTTGCGCTTCACAACGAGGAACTTCGTGGGGTCGATGCACACTCCGATAATCTCACCGAGGAACAGCAGGAACTCATCTTGCTGGAATGCGCCGTCAACCCGTGGTACGCGCTGCGTGAAGTGATCCGCATCCCTGACGGCGATAACCTGATCATGCTGGAAGCGAACCGCGGTAACATCGCCATGTTCTGGTGCGTGTTCAACGCATTCATTACCTTCGTCCAGCAGATCCGCCAGACCGGTAAGACACTGAACACCCGCTTCCTCGTCGTACTATTCCACATTTTCATCACCAAGGGCGCGACTCACGTACTGTTCACCAAGGGTGACCTTCGTCGAGACGAGATCAAGTATTACAAGAAGTTCCGGGCAGCTCTGCCTAAATGGATGTGGTACCTGACGCCTAAGGACACGGACAACCAGTACGAGTTCACCACCCTGATGAACGAGAACCAAACCTTCTCGTACGTTCCTCAGGGCTCGCCTGACGATGCCAACTCCGTGGGTCGCGGTAAGACCCCTGACTTCGTAAACGTCGACGAACCGCCGTTCTTGCCAAACGCCAAGGTATCCATCCCTGCGCTAATTGCATCGACCACGGCTTCCTTCGATAAGGCGCGTAAGTACAAGAAGTTCCACGCCATTCTGTACACGACTACGGCCGGTGACCTGTCGACCGAGTCTGGTAAGTACGTCTACGAAAACATCAAGAAGAAGGGCATGTTCTTCTCCGAGATGTTGTTCGATGCCGATAACCGTGATGACGCTGTAACCATCATCATGGCTAACAGTAAGTGCGAGGACCGGTCGGCTCCGTATGTCGACATCTCGTTCAACCACTTGCAGCTCGGTAAGACGAACGAATGGCTCAAGGGTAAGATTGCTACGACTCCAGGTACCCGTGACCAGATCAAGCGAGACTTCCTCGGCCAGTGGACCTTTGGTTCGACCAGTAACCCAATCCCTGAGAAGCTGCTCAACAGAATCCGGGATAACATCAACTCGGCGCCTATCGTCATTACCGATGACAAGTACCGTTATCAGGTCAAGTACCATCGGGAAGTCGAATACGTCAAGAGCCGTCAGGCGATCCTTGGTCTCGATACCTCGAACGCCGTTGGTCGAGACGCCATCACTGGCGTGCTGGTCGATGTGGAAACCAGTGAGACTCTGGCAAGCTTCATGGTCGGTGAATCTTCGTTGACGTGGTTTGCTGTCTGGCTAGCCAAGTTCCTGGAAGAGCATCCTCTGGTCACCCTCGTCCCTGAGGCCAAGTCCACCTGGATCGGTATCCTCGATGACCTGCTCATCGAACTGCCGCTCAAAGGCATCGACCCTGGTCGTCGTATCTACAGTCGTATCGTGGATACAGCGCGCGGTTCCGATAACGAGAAGCGTAACTACCGCGAATACTCGGCAGGCCAACCTACCGAGCGCAAATATTTCCCGTACCGTAACCAGTTCGGTTTCCCAACCTCTGGTCCTCTGCGTGAAGATCTGTACATTGTTACGCTGCGTGAGGCTACCAACGATGCTCCGAAGCTGATTCGCGATGCTTCGCTGATCGATGAGCTTTCGTCTCTGGTTGAGAAGAATGGTCGGATCGACCACAAGTCTTCTGGCCACGACGACCACGTCATCTCGTGGTTGATTGCTCAATGGTTCCTGCGTGAAGGTCGTAACCTCGACCACTACGGTATCGATAACCGTAAAGTGCTGTGCCGTCTGAAAGTCGCCGCTACTGGCGATGACGTGAAGGAACAGCGCGCAGCTCTGCGTCAAGAGCGTCTGAACTTGGAATTGGATCGTCTAACTGCCCAGCTGGCTGATGCCAAAGGCATGTTGGAGATCCGTTACATTGAATCGAAGATCTCTTCCCTGAAGACCGAGATTCGTGAAGACGCTGTGGACGACATCGGCTCGATCGACCGTAAGTCCCAAGTGGTGGCGGACAAGAAAGCAGAAGCCAATCGTTCGGCTCCTCGCCTTACTGCACGCAACTACGGTTTCAACCCGTATCGTTACGGCGGGCGGTTCTAAACAGCATAGAGGCCGGGGAAGTTCCCCGGCCCTTATGTCACTTCTGGTAGTGATGCATGGTGAACGTACGGATCAGGATGTAGAGCAGTACCGCGTTACGCACCGCAGCCACCAACACCTTGTTCTTGGAACGAATGGCGATAGCCGTAATCTCTTCGGTCAGCTCGCGCATCTCGAGGATCATCGGGTTGTTGGTACGGGACGCTTGATAGAGCGAACGCATCTTCTTGATCAAGCCCGGGATGTCGCTGCTAGACGCCATGGTGTTCGGGTTCTTGTTCAAGTAGTCGAAGGCATGCTGCAGCGTAAGCTCACAGATCTTCTGTACGCGAGGATCTGCCTTAGGCGAGGCGTTGTTCGACATATACGACAGAACGTTCACCAGGGCGCTCTTAGGCATCGTGGGGACCGTCTTAGCGATAACGCCGACCAGTTCTGGGATGATGAAGTTGTTGCGGTCGCTGAGGATGCCGAGCAGGTAACGCATGTAGCTGGAAATCAGGCGGGTCTTATCCCGGATCTTCAGCTCACCATCGAGTTCGATGGTCGAACCCACGTTGCGGATCTGCATCTCTGGAGAGTTCTGCACCACGGTGAACATGTCACGGATGTTCTTCAGGATGTCCTTGATCCGACCCTGGGTATCGTTGGCGATCTTGTCGATGTCCTTATCGAACGCCACGAGTGCCTTGTACCACAGCTGACCTTTACCGACGATGGCTTCGGCACGACGGCGCAACAGCTCGCCCCAGTTACCGGCCACCTTCAGACCGAACCGCTTACTCAGCGCCGCGTAAGTGGCCTGAGCGATGATCGGGTCTGCGTTAAATTTGAACCAGGCTGCCAATATAGATGTAATGTATTTATATTGGAGGACCAACGCGACAGCCATGGCGCCATCATGCTTTTCGGCGTCAGAGAGTTTGTCCGTAGTCAGGAACTTATGAATCATCCACAAGCAAGCCAGATTCATTGTGTCGGAGGATACGTGCCGGTGGGTCACGACTTCTGGGAGGGCATGAAGATCGTCCTCGAGGGAATCCTCATCCACATCCATCACTTCATCAAACCATCGGTTCCGGTCTTCGTCCTTAAAACGCACGGGATCGACACCCATGAGGTTGCCGCCGAAGAATGAGATGTGGGCATCGTTCTTATTGACGAACTGCTGTTCGTAAGTTTGCACCTTCCGCAGCATCTTCTGGTCAAAGACCATGTGCTCACAGTGGTGCTCAAAGACCGACTTGATATTTCGTTTAGCCGGGCTACCTGAGTAAAGACTTTCCATTGGAGTGATCCGCCAGGAGGTGTTCGGGAGTCACAAGATAACAATCAACTTTGTTTGAATCATACATTTTCGACCTGATTAACCAACACAATCGCCCGGGGAGGGCATCGACATGGACGCAAACCAAGTAGGGTATCGTTACCAGCTACGCGCCGGTGAAGACCAAGATTGTGACGATTGCAACAAACGTGCGGTGGTAAGGATCACTGAGAAATCCGGCCTCGGCACGTCGTTCGGCTATTACTGCAAATCGTGCATGCCTGAACCGGCTAGCACTCCCGCTCCACAGTGCCGCATCGGCGGCGTACGTACAGCATAGAAAGAGGGGTGGCTTCCACCCCGTCTATGCCCCAAACTTTGAGAATTAAAAGGACCTGATCATGGTTGAAGTAAACGTTCCGAACATCAGCAACGTCCGCAATGCATTCGCTCACGTCCAGGCACATTACCTGGAAACGCCTGAGCCCGTGGACTCCAAATACTTCCAGGACTTTGGCGACGACATCGACATGGATGCGCTCAACGCTGCGCTGAACGAAGGTTCTGGCGCCGTCACTAAGCGGTTCATCAACACCACGCTTGCTGAACGTGAGTTTAGCAAAGCTGCCATCATGGCCGCTGAAGGTGAAACCATGCCGTGGGACGATGAGCCTGCTGATAAGCCTCTGGTGGAGTTGACTGACAATTTCCCAGAGATGCCAGTCGGCAATGTCCACAGCATGGACGAATACCTGGCCAGCAAAGGGCTGGAGCGTAAGCGGTACGAAAACGGTACTGACAGCAAGTACGTTCCGATGTCCGATCCCGCAACCAGTATCGAAGAACACGCTGAACGTTCCGGGATCGCCGATGTAGTGAACGTCACGGCGGCAGACTACGCAGAAGCCGTCCAAGAGCTCGGGAGAGAGCCTACAGCCGTCGAGCTGACCTATCGGGTCATCGGTCGTAACCCTGAGCCGGAGATCGCTCCTAGCGAGTATCAGAAGGCTGTGGTGCGTGATACTGGGCGTCTTGCTCTGGGCGGTTGCATTCCAACTGTCACCTGGCATGATCTGCAGAACGCGATCGACTATCTGGTCATCTTCAAAGGCATCATCACCAAGAAGCCTGACGAGAAGCTGGGTAAGCCTGACATGACTCCTGAGCAGCGGGAGAAGTTCATCGCTGACGAAGTGGCCTCGCCGATCTTCAAGATCATGATGACCAAGCTCAAGAAACAGTTGGTCTTCAATGGTGAGCTTCACGGCGTCAATGCCAAAGTCGTACGGGATGCAGGGTTCCCTGTCAGCTACATCACAACCACCGGTACACTGGTGGTCGAAATCACTAAAGACAACAAACTGTCCTGGAAAGCGTGAAATGCTCGAGCAACCATCTGGACGCGAGGTATCCACTCCTCGCGTTACTAGCCGTAAGGCTGCATGGGAAGCGTTTGAAGCGGCTATGTTGGCTCGCTACTCGAAGGCTCGTAACAAAATCGCCAAGACAGCTGCAAAGGAACAGCTGGCTTTCGAGAAGTTGATCTACGGTGAAGATTCCAAGTTGTGGATGTTCGTTCATCAAACTCGTTGGCGGCGTAAACAGATCCAGGTTGAGGAGTTCAAGACAGGTGTCCTTGTCTGGATCGATTTCGGCGGTGACAGGTACAACACCTACCTCAGCCCAACTGAATACGCCATCCGGGAAGAGTTTGAATTCTACCGTAAGCGTCAGAAGTATTTAATCGAAGATGCGGAGGAGCAAGTCACTGCCAGAGGCTACGGTAATAAGTACGTCAGTCACGAGGCTATCTTCAAAGAAGGCTTCTACCGCTTCGAGATGACTCCAGAGCAGATTGCTGAAGACGAACGTCTGAAGCAGCTCGA